CGCCTTTTGCGCCGCCGTTTTGGGGCCCTTTATACTCTCGATGCTCACAGAAAGCGCCCCAAAGGCCGCAGTCGCCGCCGTATCATATAGGCAAATCCGCTCGTCGGGCATGATCCACCACCACGGCTCGCCTATCTGGAACTTCACCGGCAATCCGGCGTCTTTCAATATCGCGACAAAGGCCCGCGCAACGGCCTTCAGGTAATTCATCGCGCCTGCATGCGCTGGCGACAACAATGTCGATGGCGGCTCCCAACCCGTCAGCGCCGGGTCACCGTTGGCCGCGCGTTGTTTCCAGTCATTCCAGCTATGCGCGTCAAACAATTCATAACTTAACGAAAAAATCAGGTCGAACCCAAGCATCTTGGCTTGCGCGGCAAAGCTGCTGTGCCAGCCGATGCAGGGCTTATTCAACGCCCCGCCCGTTAAGCTTACATAATGCGCATTGCCCAGCTTCTCTAACCGAAAATAATGGCTCATGCCGACATAATGGTTGATCGTCCCGCGATAGCCCAAGGCAAGAATTTGCCGCAATAGCCGTGCTGGCGTCTGGTTATAGGCATCATCATAGCCCGTCGCCATTTTCAGGTCATGTTCGGGGATCATCACATCACCCGTATCGAGCATCACGCCCGCGCCATCGCAGCGGATTTCGGACAATTCGACCCATGCTGAGGCTGGCGCAGCAAGGTTGCCCGGCTGGCCCGTATAGCTTGGCGGAACGAGCGAAATGAACATCCGGTCAATGTCGCCCGCAAACACAGGGTCGCGCTCTTGCGGCAATAAAAACCCGCCAGAAAGATCGCTAAAATCGAGGACGATCTCTGCGTCCTGCGGCGTGCCAACGGCATAATTCCACAACCGCACATACCAGCTTTTGGCCGCACCATTGGCGTCGCGGCCAGATATGGTCAGCGTCGGGCCATTGACAGCATTCAATGGCATGATACCTTCAGACCGCCACCGGAAACTGATGGTCAGCCGTCGGTAATCGCGGTTGGTTTCATAAGCGAGCAATGGGTGGTCCCATGCATCGACGCTGTCCCAGATCAAGCCCGCCAGATCATCACTGCGATAAAATACCGCGTCTGCGCGTAAGGATTCCGGGCCAGTCGTCACCACCGACGCCATCATCGGGCGTGGAAAATTCACGGTCCAAAAGCGCGGGTCGAAGCGCATGACGGGCGTTGATTTTTGCTGCCGTCTTTTGTCGCATAACCAATATGCCATGGCTCAATCCCGCGCCAGGGCTTGGCGGACGGCACGCGCGACATGGCGCGAGGACCGTTCCAGCGCAGCAGGCGCAGTGCCACGTGCATCCGACACGTTGATTGTCATCCGCACAACTGTCGTCGTGCCGGACGCGGCAGACGCCTCAATACGTCCGCTGCTCGTGGGGACAAACAACTCAGGCCCGCGTTCGCCGACACGATAGGCCCGGCCCGGCGACACGGGGCCGCCCGTCGCGCGCCCCGGCGCACCCAATGCTGCGCCAAGCAATGTCCCCAATGTGCCAAGCAGGTTGCCAGCGCCGTCGCCACTGCCCCCATTCAAACCCGAACGAATGGCCGCAGCCGCAATTTCCGATAACACTGACAACGCCACACGGCGTAAATCTTCAAAGCTGAATTTGCCGCGTTGAATTGCGCTCGTCAGCCCGCGTTCAAGCGCGGCACCGGCGCGTTCCAACCCGTCGGTAAATGGCCCGTCGAGTTCCGCGCGCATCGCGGCAACGTCGCTTGCAAAGGCGCGGGTGTCCGCGCGCACCGACACGACCAGCCGATCAATTTCTTCATCCATCATGTCTCTCCGCTTGGGCTATCTGGAAACCGCGTCATCAGTCGGTGCATAATGTCTGGGCTTGGCGGCGCTTCGCCATCGCCCGCCATCGCTTGCAATATGCCCAGCAATTCGCCGGGTGTGGCGTTCCAAAAGTCATCGGGCCGCCACCCCAATGTCAGGGCCGTGCGCGCTGCCAATCGGGCCGCGACATCGGCAAAGGTCATTGCCCGCTCAATATCTGGCCAAGTAGAATTTTCAGCGCGGGCGTCATCGCCGAAAGCCCGACCTTGGCAACGCTTTCGCTGAACCTATCGCGCGTCATTTCGGCGTCGGCGTCATAAAGGCAGTGCCAGAATAGAGCGACCATTTCGGATAGCTTCAAATTGCCCGCCGCCGCCCGCTCGACAAGCGCGAACAAAGGCCCCAGTTCCTCCTCTGCCGCGACCAACGCCGCAAAGCTTGGGCGCAAAACGACCGCCCCGCTTTCCAGCAACAACGACGCTTCGCCGCGCGCTGCATTTGCCGGCCGCCTCATAAGGACGTTACCTGTCCGCTGCTTTCCAGCGCCAGCGTGTAGGACCGCTCCCCATTGAAATCGCCGGCATAATCGAGCCGTGCGACCAGAAATTTTCCGCGCAGCTGCTCCCCACCTTCAAAGCTTAACTCATAATCATCCAACTGCCCCGAAAGCGCGTTGTTTTTGATCCGCGTCTCAGCAGACGACCCTGTAAAAACGCCTGCCCCTGACACCGACACCGACCGCACACCCGCGCCCGACAACAGCTCACGCCACGCGCCGCTGCCCTTATGGGTGATGACCACCGGATCGCCATTGATCGACAATTGCGTGGTGCGCAGGCCAGCGACCGTTGCGTACACTGGCGGCGTTGCGCCATTGCCAACCTTCAACAGGAAGGCGCTTCCTTTTTCTACTGGCATATGCCCTTATCCTTTCAAGAATGTCCGCGCATCGGCGGAGAAATTATGTGATTTAGACGGCAAGCAATCGGACGCGGTGCTCGACCAGCCCGGCCCATGGCCCCGCCGGATCGCGCAGTATAATCGACCGCAGGAAGACAAAGCTCGCGATCCGCCAGCCAGGCAAATCACGTGGGATCGCCACTAAGGCATCGTCAACATGGCCCATAAGGTCCGCCAGCCGCGACGCGGCCTCGCCATCATCCCACACCGTAAACGCCAGCCGGATTTCACGCCCCTGCTGCGTTTTCGTCCCCCAATCGGTCACCAACCCGTCGGTGACCGCGACATAAGGAAAGTCGGCACGGGGCGGCGGGCCGTCATAAATGCCCTTCAGTTGCGCGGCCAACACCGGGTGTGCCGATAGCGCCGCCACGGCAGCGGCTTGCAAGGCTTGCACTGCATCGCTCATCGTCCGAAATTCCTTAATTGCGCGTCGTCCAGCATCCGGCGGCGCAGGTTTTTGGCCACTAAAGTTACGCCTTCGTCACTACGTTCGGCGTGCACGTCTTGCGGCAAGTCAGTTGCCATCAATCGGTCGCTGATCCGCTGCACGCGCGCTGCTCCCAAGACGTCGGCTTTGGCCGTCAGACGGTCGGCGTTCATCGCACTTCTTCGCAGGTCAGGTGCATTTGACCGGGCGTCTGCGGGTCACTTAAGGCCCCGCGCACCGCCAGATATTTGCCCCGCCATGTCAGCCTTGTACTTAGGCCAAGCCCTTCGCGTTTGCGCAACGTCACCCGCCAACGCGGCAGTGCCGACAAGGCATCGCCGCGCGTCAGATCGGCGGGCATTAACGGTGAAACCGCCGCCCATGCCTGCCCATCATAGCTGTAATTGCCTACTGCGCCTGCGCGGCTGTCGCGTGTGCTCAGGCGCGTTTCAATCACGACACGTTCGCGCAACGTGCCTGCAAACTCCCCACTCATGGCAATTGTATCCGGCGGAATGGGAGCAACAACGCCATTGCAGCGGCAGGTGGGCCAGCATCATCGCTCGCATCGCGGTTGTTGTAAAAATATGCCGTCAACCGCAGCAAGCCAAGCCGAAGTGACTCCGGTAGACTGACCCAATTGGCTGATAGGCCAGCGATAAGCGATACCTCCGCACGTCCCGCAATGCCGGGCTGTAGCACCCGGAAATAGGCTTCTCCGCGTGAGCTGATCTTTGCCTCCCACGCCGATGCAGCCATGGGAAAGCTTGCGCCCTCTGCCGGAATGCCCGTTACGCCCTCGATTGACTGCACGGGCATGGCTTGCAGTATTTGCCAGCCCGACCCTGTCGTGACCATATCCTTTGCACCACGACGGATCAGTATCTGCCGCGTGAACTGCTCGGCATGTTCAATGGCGGCGACGGCGCAAGCGGCCAGCACATTGTCATCGGTGCCCGCATCGACACGCACATAGGCCCGAACCTCGGCCAGCATGACGCTGTCGAGGCCGAGCGGATCAAGGCTCAACATCTGATGTTCCTTTGAAATTGGGGACGC